TCGCCTTCGGCGCGTTGTTGTGCAGACCTTAATTGTGGATTTTTTAATTTATTTTTTTCGACCTCTTCACTCAACTTTTCATCGATTTTATACCCGTCCTTATTAATTGGGCGGGTGTCTTGATAGAAGGTACCCACATCTTTAGGGTCTACGTACTTGTCGGGGAAAACAGCAATCTGAGTTGCGTCAGCTAGATCGAATTCCTTTTTAATAGTACTGGGCAATGCCGCGACAAATTTTGCCCCTTTTCTTTTTACGAAACTCACTAACTTACTTTTAAACTCGTCATAGGACATATTCCCGGACATCCTACCAAAATTTGAAACTGCATCGGGCACATCTGCAGGAGTCACAATTGGAAAGCTCCTCTTAGATGGAAATAAGAAGTCTGCGTCTTTTAAGTTCGACCTCTTTTTACCTCCAAAATATTTTTGTGCAGCTAATTCGATATCTACCTCCAAAACATTATTTTTTTTGGGCTTGCAAACTACCGAATCGGCAGCCTTGGCCTTATCAAATTTTTCATCTTTCTTTAGATAAGAAATTTCTGCGCCTTTTTTCTCTGAAGGAGCTCCTTTTTCGAGCTTTTTAATTTTAGACTTATCATCGCTAATTGCATCTTTTTCATGCTCTTTCTTTTCTTTTTTGTTGTCCTTCTTTAGCTCTTTAGTGTCTACTTTTTCCCATTGCTGCTTTGTTAATTCAGCTACAGATTCTTCTTTATTTGCGTCGTTATTGGCCATTTTAATTAAATTTTTTCTTTTTATTTCGAGCTGTTTTTGTTTTAGGCTCTTCTTTTTCTGGTTCTGATTTAACGATATGATAAATTTTAGATTTTGGACACCGTTTCATCATACAATATATTACACCTCTAATCTTGAATATAGAAAAAAAATTTAAACTATAACGATTTTAGAATCTTTTAAAAATAACCTATTCTTTTTTGGGTTTATATTGCTAATAGGGGTTTGATTTCTTAATAATTGATCAATTTCCTGCCTTAAATTCTCATTATAATCATAATATTTATTCATTTCAAGGTCCCAAGGATCTTTCATTATATCTAATCTAATCGATTTAATAATTTTAGCCCAATGAACCATAGATCCTGTTTGGTTCCAGCTTTTATACAATTGATATAAGTCATATGCCGCTTCGGACCTAGAAGGATTGGCGTTATAAGAGGTAATTAAACATCTAATTACTTCATCATTTTGATGTAATCCTCGGTGTATTGCAGATTTTAAGTAAAAAATAACCCAATTTGGACCATGAACAAAATTTTCAATGTATTTATCATAATAATACAAACCTTTTCTTAAAAATTGCTCCACATCATCCTTACCGTAAGGGAGCCATTTATATGCCCACTCAGAATCTAAATCCAAACAAGCATAATTAAAAGATCTGCACAAATAATATAAATAATACTTTTCGTGTTCGATATTAGAGCCCTCTGTAAGCCTTTTTAAAGTTTGCAACTCTAATTTTAAAACATCTTTGACATATTTAGTAGGGTCTTGCCAACTCGCGCCTCCGCCTCTGGCTTCATGCCTAAAAGAAAATGGTAATAAAAATCTACTATAAAGTTCTTCCGCTTCTGGCTCTACGTCAGCTATTACAATTTCTTCATGTGCTTCATCGTCCCTCCATCGCCATTTTCTTCTTAAATTCCATATCCATGTTCTTGGTAGGCAATAATCACCAGATTTAAAAACCGTATCTAATGAATCTACATCTCTATTAAAATGAGACCAATCAAAATCGTCATCAACAACTAAAACCTCGTCTGCATCTACTCGAAGGACCCAATCACAACCATGATCAACACTCATTAAATAATCCCAAGCTTGCTGCCTATTGACTCCCGGATTAGTCCAGCCATCGGGATTTTCGTAAAAAAATGACGGAATATCAATTTTACTAAAATATTCCCTCACAATATCTTGGGTACCATCTACAGATCCATTGTCTACTAGAATGATACAATCTACGTAATCAACAATACTGTCGAGCATCCGTTTGATGATTTTAGACTCATCTTGTATGTGAGTCCAAAAAACTATTTTGGCGCTATTTTGTTTCTTAGCCATATTTTAACTTCTTCATAGTTTGAGCCACAGCCGTATCTAAATCAATATACTTATAAGTTGCTAGCCTACCTGTGAAAATAACGTTTGATTGACTTTTGGCTGCCTCATTATACTTTTTATATATTATAGGATTTTCTCCAAAATTTTCAGGATAAAATGGTTCATTAGATGGATTATGTGCGCAAGAATATTCTTTATGTATAATAGTGTTTTCTATGTGAGAATTATCATAAAAATAAGAATGGTCAATCAACCTAAGCCATTTTTTGTCTTTGTTGCACTCATTTACTTGAAATATTTTTTGCTTCTTTGTTTTTTGCCATTCAAAAATTAGGGATCTGTATCCAAGTCTACCGTAGGTATAGTCAAAATAAGCATCAATCTTTCCAGTGTAAATTAGCAAGTCGCATTTTTGTCTTCTCCAATCATTTTCACCGCAATTTAAATGAACTTTAATGCCTTCAAGCATATTTCCAAAAAGTTCTGTGTAACCATGTTTTGGCACTCCGCAATATTTATCACTATGATAGCATGAACTGTTTCCGGGTCTTCTCTTTTTTATTCTAGCTGTTATTTCGCAAGGTAAGTCTTCCCAACTTTTACCCCACATTTTTTCACTATAATCTCTAAAAAGCAGATCTATAATTTCGCTTTTAGTTTTTGGTCCAACTATTTTTTCAGAACGGTCATTGAATGGAATGGGTATAACCCCTTCTTTTGTATTTGCGACTACTTCTGCACACCAGCTATTGAACTCTCCGAATTGGTTTACAAAGCTCCAAATCTTATCTAAATTAGTGTGAAACCCGTGCGCTCCATATCTATGCACAGTAATCCCATCCTCTTTGACGTCGTAACAATTACCAGCTATGTGAGATCTGGTTTCAAAAATTTCGACTTCATAACCTCTTTGTTTTAAAATAAAAGCTGCTGTTGCGCCAGAGATACCACATCCAACTATAATTGCTTTCATATTATAAAAAGAGAATTATTCCAAATCGTCATCTAATACTCCTGCATTTTGATAATTTTTTTCTCGCCTCTCAAAAAAAGCAGTCATACCTGTTGCGTCTTGGGCCTCCCCTAGCCAAGGAAATGGATTTTGCGCGCCTTCATATAATTCTGGCAGACCAACAGCAGCTACCCTAGTGTTAGCTAAATATTTAATGTAAGTAACTAACATGTCTGCTGTAACTCCTAAGATACCGTTAGGAAGAATTTCTTTTGCATAATCAATTTCAATCTCTACCCCTTCCTTGACAATATTTGATATTTCTTCTTGTAGTTGCTTAGTCCATAAAGAAGGATAATCTTCTTTAATTTTATTGATTACATTAACCCCGAACTCTACATGAATAGATTCGTCTCTAATAGTGTAATTGATTTGGTCGTAAAGCCCAGTAAGTTTATTTTGTCGCCCTAAAGACATGATTAATGCAAAGTTACTAAAAAACCAAGTGCCTTCCATTACCAAATAAAAAGTGGCCATATTTTTTAAAAACGCTTGCTTGCCTTCTTTTGTTTCAATGTCAAAATCAGTGCTGAATTTTTGTAAACGATCAGAAACAAATTTATTTTTTTGTTTTATGGTTTTAATATTTTTATATGCTTCAGCTACCTCGTCAACATCTAGACTGTAAGCTTCACAACAAACCGCGACAGTCCAATTGTGCAAGCTTTCTTCAAAGTTCTTTCTAAGTAAATACTGTCTGCAAGCTCCATCAGTTATATATCTATATTCAACTGTATCAATAGAATTAGAAACCATGGATTCGCCCATTGCGAAAAGACCGAGCGTACGCTTTACTAGAAGCTTCTCGTCTTCTGTTATGAATCCGTTATTCTTCCATTGTTTAATATCGGTAGACATGTCTACCTCTTGAGGCATCCAATGATTTGCGCACCCCTTTCTCCATAAATCAATTGCCCAAGTATTTTGGGATTGTATTAATTGGCTTACCCCTGACTTATTTTTATCTAAAATCTTACCCATATTATTAACCCTCGCACATTTCACAAGACTCTCCTGCTGCTGCCGCTTGTTTTGCTTTTTCAATTCGTTGTTTAAACTCTTCTACTGATTGCTGATCTGTTTTGCCAGAGGAAGAATTTTCTCCAGTTACTTTTTGTATTTTTGATGCAGCTTGATTTCTTAGATAATAAGTTGACTTTAGGCCGCATTCAGAGCTGTAACTATATATGTCACTTAAGAATTTCAAACTAGTTTTTCCATTATATAAATTAAAAGATATCCCTTGGTCAATCCACTTTTGTCTTGCTGCGGTTGCCTCTATAAGTTTGCTTTGATCTCTGTCGAAAGCAATCTTATAAATAGACTTCAAATCCTCTGGAATGTTCAAAACAGAAACATCACCATCAGCCTGCTTAACAGCCTCAGCAATTTCGTTGTTCCAAAGCCCTCTTTCTTTCATAGCATCCACAAAATTAAAATTAACAATATAGTAATTTCCACTTTTATTTTCATACCTAAATAAAACGGAAAAGAATGGCTCAATAGACTGTTCGCAGCCCACTTGGTAAGCAATAGATGCGTTAGGAGCAATAGCCATAGTATTGGAGTTACGAATTCCATTCTCTTTTATACTATCCCGAACTGGTGCCCAGTCTAGTGTTGGCTTAGAGGTTTTTTTGCCTTTCCATTTCATCAAAGCATTCCATGTATCAATAGGCAGCTTGTTTTGACTCCAAGTAGAGCCTTCGTATGATTTATACTTACCTCTTTCTTTGGCAAGTTTAGAAGAGGTTAGGATAGCGTGATAAGAAATATATTCCATAAGTTCGTCCGCAAACTCAACCCCCGCGTCTGAATCTTGTTGGATGCCTAATTTAGCGTAAACATCTGCCCAGCCCATTGTGCCCATTCCGATGGGTCTATGTCGCATATTAGCGTTATAGGCTTCTTTAGTAGGATAAAAATTAATATCAATTACATTATCAAGAGCTCGGATAATTTTAGAGATTGTTTTTGCCAAAAGATTCTTATCAACCTTACCATTTACAACATGATTAGATAAATTTAAAGAACTTAAATTGCAAACGGCTGTTTCTCCTACTTTTGTTTTGTCTCCGTGTTCATATTCAGAGTGTTTAGTATGCAAAAAGATTTCTGTGCATAGGTTACTTCCATGCAAAGACCCTTCGTGTATATTAGAATATCTAAGATTGGCATTATCCTTGTATGTAATCCAAGGGTGACTAGTCTCAAATAATGATTTAAGAATTTTTTTCCATAAGTCTTTTGCTGGCATTACTTCAAAATTAGTAATCTCACCACTTTCAGTCAAAGACTCATAATATTTATACCTCCTTTCAAACTCTTCTCCAAAGAGCTCTGTAAGGTCTGACACATCAGACGGGCAAAACAAAGTCCATTTTTCACCATTTTTAATTCTTTTAAAGAATAGGTCACAACACCAAAGAGCTGTATTCAAGTCATGGCACCTTCTTCTTTCTTCTCCTCCCACTTTTCTTAGGTCAATAAAATCTACCACATCTAAATGCCATGGCTCTAAATATGCGCAGCCGCTCCCTCTACGTTTACCAGCTTGGTCGCAAGCAACCAACATATCATTATAAATTTTTAGCCACGGTATAAGGCCAGAGCTTGTTCCGTTAGTACCCTTAATGTGTGAGCCTGTGGCTCTAATTTTTGAGACATGGAACCCTAAGCCTCCAGCATATTTAGACTTTCGAGCTTCTTGCCATAACCCATCAAAGATGCCATCTACGCTATCGTGTATCTCAGAAAGATAACAGGAAGAAAGCTGATTATGCGTAGTGCCAGAATTAAATAGTGTTGGGGTCGATGGTGACGCTAAATGCTGACTGTAAACATCGTATAATTCTTTTACTCGCCTTTGAGGA